TCGATCGAGGCTTACGGGGTGCTGCAGACGGCCACCGGCGGGAGGGCGGACCTGTTGATCTTCGATGACATCGTGGACTTGAACAACGCCATTTTGAATCCGGCCATGCGGCCGAAGGTGGTCGAGGCGTTCCACAACGTGTGGCTGCCTCGCTTGGAGCCGGGCGGGTTCGCCATTTACATCGCCACCCGCTGGCACCTGGAGGACATCACGGGAGTACTGATGACCAACCCGCAATGGCGGTTTTTGGTGCAGTCGGTCTCGGAGGACATGACGCAGATCGAGTCGCAGCTCATCGAGCATGAGCTTCCGGAGAGTGCCAGCCATGCCAACGCACACTGAGCGAATTCCTCTGTGGGAGCCGAAGTGGTCGAAAGAGTCGCTTACCACAAAACGCCGAGCCGTCGGCGAACGGGCATTCAACCGCGGTTTCCGGCAGATGGCTTTAAGCGATGAGGAAAAGACGTTCCGGAGTTTCGACCAATGCCTCATCAAGGGAGCCAAACCCTCGGAGTTGGCCGGGCCCGATGCGCCGCGGTTCATGGGTGTCGATCCGTTCGGCCAGCACGTGGTGATTTTTGTTTTGGCACTCAAGAAGGATCCGCCCCGGAGAGTGCCGGTAGCGATCTATCGCGGTTCCTGGGGCCCGGCGGAAACCGTTCGCCATATCGTCGAGGCGTACCGGCAGCATCTGCCCCAGGTCATGAAGGTTGAGAACGTCGCTGCCCAGGAGGCGATCGTGCAGTGGTGCCAGGAGAAGGGCGAGGTGATTCCGATCGAAGGATTCATGACCGGCAAACAAAAGGCGGACCCGGAGATCGGTCTGCCGAGTCTGGAGGTCGAGTTCGAGAACGGGTCGTGGGAGGTGGGATGCGAGGAGCATGAGTACGGCTGTCCCTGCGCCTGGTGCATCTGGATCGCCGAGATGCGCGGGCATCCGCTTCATCCCACCCAGGACTGTGTGATGGCCTGCTGGTTCGCCCGGGAGGCGGCCCGGGGCACACCGCTGGTCGTCGGGATCGAACAGGAGAACCAATCGGCTGCGGACAAAGATCTTCAGAACATTTATCGCCCTGAGCGATCGTCGGTTTACGTTCCAGAGAGGAGGTTCGGGCCATGGCGTCGGTAGGCAAGCCCCGTCCGTTCACGAAAGCGCAGTGGCGGATGGTCGAACAGCTCATTCAGGACAGAAGCTCCGAGCTCATGAAATCGGAAGCGAAGAAAGAAGCCCAGCGTTTGATTTCGCAGATGTTGCCCGACATCGTCGACCGCCCGGGGGAGGAAGGATTCCGGCGGCTCACCCAAACGGAGAAGGATCTTTCGCCGCCGGCTCACGACAAACATTTGCGGATCGCTTACTACCTGTACGTCACCAACCCGATGGCGCACCGGATCATCGACATGACGCGCGATTTCGTGATCGGCGACGGCGCGCAATACCACGCCAAAGACGAGCGGGTGAAGGCTGTGCTCGACAAGCACTGGAATGACCCGGTCAACCACTGGGACATCAAGCAGTTCAACAAAGTGAAAGAGCTTTTTCTGTACGGCGAGCAGATCTATCCGGTGTTCGTCAACGAATTCACCGGCCACGTGCGCTTGGGCTACGTCGATCCCTTGAACGTCGAGCAGGTGGTTTCGGACCCCGGCAACCCGGAGATTCTGCGCGCCGTCGTCCTTAAAACAGGCAAGGAGCTTCTGGTCAAGCAGCGCAACCCGGACACCAACCGCCTCATCACGGTGCCTAAGAAAGAGCTTTCCATCATCAACGTGGACAGCAATCCGCGCAGCCCCACCTATGGGAAGCTCGTGGGCGACTGCTTCTACTTCGCCATGAACAAAGTCTCCAACGCGACGCGCGGTTTCTCCGAACTCATGCATTTGTCGGACTGGATCGACGTCTACGATCAACTGCTGTTCACCCACATGGAGCGGCTCATGTTTCTGCGCACGTTCGTCTGGGACATCCAGCTCGAGGGCGCGGACGAAAACGCCATCCGGGCCAAGCGCAGGGATCTCACCATGAACCCTCCCAAGCCCGGCGCCTGGGTCGTCCACAACGAAAAAGAGAAATGGACCGCGGTCACCCCGGACTTGAAGGCTACGGAGCACACGGAGGAGGAGAAGAAAGTCCGATCGCTCATTTTAGGCGGGGCCGGCATCCCGCCGCATTGGTTCGGAGAAGGGGACGGCGTCAACCGCGCCACCGCCGTCGCGATGGACACGCCGGTTTTCCGGATGCTACGGGCCCGCCAGCGGTATGTCCGGTTCATTTTCGAGCACATTTTCCGGTTCTGCATCGACCAGGCGATCATCAAAAGGACCCTTCCCGCGGACGAGGCGAATTTCTCGACGGACATTTCCGCCTCGCTGCCGGAGTTCTCCGCCAAAGATGAGGCGCAGATCGCTACGACGCTCACCGAAGTCGTCAATGCAATGACCGTTGCCCGGTCCCAGAACTGGATTTCGGATGAGACGGCCGCCAAGCTCGTAGCCATGATCGCTGGGAAGTTCGGGCTGGACATCGATTCGGAGGAGGAGATCGCCAAAGCGATGGCGATCCCGGCCAACACGGAGGAATTCAAAGCGGCGGTGGAGAAAATCATTCAAACCCATGGCAAAGTTTCAGGAACAGACGCCAACGGCGCTCCAAAGAGCGTATCAAGCAAGCTTAAGAAAGCTTGAGCGAGCCGTCGGCCAACTAGAGCAGGAAGGGGTCGACAAGGCTCTGGCGATTTTGGAGCGGGTCCGCCAGGAGGTGATCGCGGAACTCCGAAACACGCCTCCTGAGCGGTTCCGGACTTTCTTTTTGCGGGACCTGCAGCGCTCGGTCGACCAGAAGATCGCGGCTCTGACCCCGCGTCTTCAGCGGGAGCTCTCTCCGAAAATCCACGACGCATTGGAAATCGGCCGGCGGTCGATCCAGGAACCGGCGGCCATCTTCGGCGTGGACGTGCCGCTCCTCCACATTTCGCAGAGTCTGGTGGACGTCGTGCAGGGATTCACGGCGGATTTGATCAAGCGGATCAGCGATGAAACGAGGGCCCGTATCCATGCGGACTTGGCCAGCTCCATCTTGCGTGGCGACTCGATCCTGGATGCGGCCCGGCGGATCGGCGGGAGCTTGAACCAGCGCGCCACCACGTTCGGGGCCGTTTCCGCACGCGCCGAGACGATCGCCAGAACGGAGATTCTGCGGGCTTACTCCATCGCGCAAGCCGCTTCTTTGCGGCAAATCGCCGATTATGTGCCTGATCTCAAGAAACAGTGGATTGCCACCCTAGACGATCGGACTCGGCCGGCTCACCGGCTGGCGCAGGGCCAGATTCGGGGCTGGGACGAACCGTTCGAAGTCGACGACGAAGAACTTTGGTACCCCCGCGATCCGGGCGGTTCTCCGGAGAACACGATCAATTGCCGATGTGTCTTAGCACCCGTATTGCCTGGGCTTGAGGAAGAGTCCGGCTCCATTCTTCCCGGTGGGAGTCGGATTCCGGTCGGAACCGAAATCGCCGGGGCATTGGCCGCCGTGTCGGCAGGATGAACGGAATGAAAACAGGAGGGATATGTACGATGAGTCAGACCATGGTGAAGCCGCAAAGCTGTTTCAAGATCGTGGATCGATCCAAGGTGAAAGCCCCGTCGTGCCTGAAGCAGTTGACGGTCTGGGTCAAAGAGCAAGCGGAAGTTCAGTTTGCCATTGACCAGTTGGACAAATATGGTGCTCCTTGGCTGCTCAAGCAGGATCTTGCCACCGGAAAGTTCGCCGTCTTCATTCCGGGCGAGACCGATCACGATGATCCTATCTGAGGAATGACCCGTTTTCCGCACGCGTTGGTTCGTCTTCGCCGAAAACGCCGTTTGAGTCAGGAAACTCTGGCGCTGGCGATCGGTGTTTCCGTCGACTCGGTTCAAGCCTGGGAACACCGCCGGCGGATGCCCTCTTTTCGGAATCTCCTACGGCTCACCCGTGTCCTTCGCGTCCGGCTCGACGATCTGGTCTGACAGACTGTCAGACTAGAGGTCCCACCCGAAGCATGCCAGAGTGGGATGGTCTTCCAATTGCTTTTATTCCGATGGGAGAAATGACATGGATCGACTCCGACACATTCTCGAAGGCCAAGGAACGATCGTCCAGACGCTGATCTTCAGCAAAGAAGCGTTCAAGACCGCTGAGGAGGCGAAGCGCTGGGCGGCCGATCACGGGTTCGAGGACGCCAAGGTCGATGAAACGGCCGACAGTTTCCGAGTGAGGCAGCGGGATCCGGGCGATTTCAAGGACGACAGCTTCCGCACCATTGAGCTGACGAAAGGCGTCCAGGCCGTGATCGGAAAGCTCAAAGAATCTTTTAAGGAATCCATCGCCGGCTGCATCCAAGAAGCCAAGGATGCGGAAGGCCGGACGTGGGACGCAGTCATCATCCAAAGCGGGATGTCGAAGAACGGCCGCTTCTATTCGGATGAAGTATTGCTCGAATCCGCCAAGCTCTTCGAGGGCGCCCGGTGTTACGCCTACGAGTTCAAGGGCAATTACCTCGATCATCTACCGGACTTCGCCAAAACCGCGATGCCGGAAGGGTTCGCCCGGAACGTCGTGGGCTGGTTCGAGAACGTCCGGTTCGATGAATTCATCGGCGTCGATGGGAAAGCGCACACGGGGCTCGTCGCGACGTTCCACTGCACGGACGACCGGATCCGCCAAACGTTCCTGAACGCCTGGAAGGAAGGCAAACGGGATCTCTTGGGATTCTCCATCGACGTGGATGGGACGGTGAACAAAGTGTGGATGGAATCGCAGCTCGTGGACCGCGTCGAATCCATTGAGCATGTCACTTCAGTGGATGTGGTCAGCGTTCCCGCTGCAGGCGGGCAGGTGGTTCGACTGGTGGCTAGCCAAA